TCTTTCATAATTTCAACTTCTTTTAGCTCAGTGAAATATACATCAGAAACGTAATCATAAGAAATATCTTCTTTTAATTGTTGCCATTCTTGCTTTGTGCAAATGCCTTTAAGCAATAGCTGAGTTTCTAGTAGCTTATCGAATAGATGCGAGAATCTTAGGCGCAATCTTTGAATGAACTTATTGAACTTCAATTCATCTCTTGTAATTTCAGAAGCTCTACCTAGAGAGAATCCGTCATTAGATTCTAGTCTTGAAATAGGAACGTTCAATGACTTATACATCTTCTTTTGGAAGTATAGTACGTCTTCAATTTCGCCTAAGTTTTGTCCACCAGGAAGTGTAGTAATCTCTGTGCCTTTACCGCCTTCGCGTCTTGGTAGCCAGAAATCTTCAAGCATTGTCTGATATCTTCTATCGTCACGAATTTCACCAGTGCTTGCGTCATATACTAGTTTGTTCTTGTACTTCTGCATAATCTCGCGCAAGTATTGTTCTGCTTTCATCTTAGGCAGATTACCAACGTCAATATAGAAAATTCTACGTTCAGGTGCTCTTGAAATGCGGTAGATGACTGTAGCATCTTCAAGCATTCGGAGCTGATTCAAAGGCTTAATTGCTTTGTGTAGATATGAGATAATGACTTTGCCATCTTTATCTGTAAGTCCCGAATGCGTATAGCAAATGGAATCTGGAGAGATTCTTAGACCCTGACTGTTATCTCTGACAAAACCCTTTTCAGAAAACACATAGTAATCAACATACTTGACTGCTTGAGGTTGTCCTGTAGCAATGTTCTCTTTTGATCTAGGCACTTCTTTAATTTTTCGAATCTTTCTAGGATCAATGTATCGCACTTCTTGGATACCTAGTCTAGGATTCTTTTCATCGATTAGCATATGATAGTACAACTTACCATCAATATACCATCTACGGAATATGTCATAAGCTTGATTGTTAAAGTCTAAAAGCTTTACGATATGTTCATATTCTTCTTTAATCTTTTTCTTGACAGATTCTGGCTGCTCTAGTCTGTCTAAAACAATCTGTACTGGATAATTATTCTTATCAAATACAATAGCTTCATTGACGATATCATCAATAGCTGTGTCGCATTCTGGCTGCAATGCCATTTCACGGTATTTCTTGATTAAGTCTGCATCATTTCTGACTTGACCTTCAAGATCGACATAAGTTCCGTAAATACCACCGCCAACAACTGAAGTCGAATCTTCTTGATCGTTTGGAGGAACGAATGATTTAACCGCATCTTGCTGAGGTTCGTCTTTACCTATCTTAAATCCAAATAATTTTATTGCCATTTTGAGTCTCTTCCATTAAAAAGGGGACGTTAATAGTCCCCTTATAAAAAACTATTACGCAACGTATTTATACGTCACGAAAGCTTATGTTATTGTGGTGTTCACTATTGTAAAATGACTGTACTGAAAAGTAACAGTAAATTCTTCAATAGAATCGACTGTATCATATGAAAGATCAATTGCAGAAATATCTGAACAAAATGCGTTTTGTAGATTATAAGTTCTCATTGCTTTGCCTGCATCATTTAATTGCTTAATTGAAACAATGCCCTTATAATTATCAGCAGTTTTAGCAGTTGTCACAGCAGTGCCAGCGGCGTTCACACCGGAAGTTGTAGTTAAGGTTGATCCGAAATTGCCATCTGCCATGTATTTCATCCAGTTTTCAAAACTTTCTCTTAATTTCTGCCCCGAATCATTAATAAATGTTGCTGTCCACTCTCCAAAAGTTCTGTCGCCAGGAATCTTAGCTCTACGACCTCTAAACGGCACTTCGATAATACCAAGCGTCATTGCTGGAACTGCGGCCGCTTTGCATAGAGTAGCAAAATTATCTGTAATCCCTGCAAGTTCTGACCCCGTCGGACCCGACGGTAATGTGATAGCAACTTCAAATAAGTTAGCGTGTGCACCACCGTTTAAAGCTGTTCTGAATGTCTCAATGCTGAATGCTGCCATATTAGCCTCCTATTAATTTGTTGCTGTTGTCGTTTCTGTTGTGAAATAGTCATATGTCCAAGTAACAGTAAATTCTTCTAGAGAATCCGTAGTGTCATATGACAGATCAATTGTTGAAATGTCAGAAGGCCAACAGTTATTTAACACGTATGTTTTAGTAGTAGTACCGGCAGTATTTAATTGCTTTACAGTAACTGTATTCCGACCAGTTGCTCTATCGCCGTATGTACTAGTTCCATAGTCCGTAGCAACAAATAATTGCTGATATTCTTCTATAGCTTTTCTAGTCGCATATTTGCCATCATTCATGACTGTTACTGTCCAGTCAGCAAAACTTCTTTCGCCGTTAATTTTATATCTACGACCACCAATCATAGGAATATCAATAATTCCCATAGATGATCCTGGTAATTGCGCTGCTTTACATAGCAGAGAAAATGTTGAATCTGCTGCTTGTGTAAAATCGGTCGATGAAAAACTTATCTGAAATAGATTTGGACGGGCGCCCAAACCTATAGCAGTCGCAAGATTTGAAATTGTTGAAATTGCCATATTATTCTCCTTTACTTTGTTTCTTTAAGATTAACCAAGTGCGGCGAATTGAGCAGCACCTCCTACAGACACAAAGTTCAATTGAATAAAGTTGATTGAAGATACTGGACGAATGAAGATATCAGCAGTGAATTCATTATTGCTAACAGATACATCACTATTGTTAGTAGCGTCACAAACAAATTTAAACTCTATTATACCTCTTCTTGCCTGAACAGTTCTCAAGTATGGTTCAACTGTATTAGTGAAACTTGTTCTTGTAGCATCATCATTAATTCCAAATAATAAATTAGATGCAATATCGCCGATTGTCTTTTCAATTGTAATGAATAGTCTACGAACATTAATTCTGTTAAACGATCCTGCTTCAGTAGTGAATGTTTTATCTCCAAACAAGAAAGATCCACGACCAGATTCAGTGATGATTGGATTGATACCGTATGCGTACAGGTCATCGCGTTGTTCTGAAGTTGGATTAAATGCTGTTTTTTCTGCTTTATTTCCTAAGAAACCATTTACATATCCAGCTGGAGAGAACCATGGCGCTGTTTGTTGATCTGTTGCAGCCATTCGGCCTGCGATAGCAGGATTACATGGTATCCACAAGTAATCTGAAGTGTAATTATTTAGCGTCCATTGCCAATTTGCATCCATAAATGCATATGTAGAAGGCGTTACTGTATCCGCAAAAGCTTTAATAGCTGTCACTTCAACACCAGTATTTTGACAGTCGGCTAACGCTGGAGAGAAGCAAACAACAAGGTCTTTTCTAACTTCAGCAACGTTTGCAACAACAGAATTAACAACTGTTGCTGATGCGCTTCCTGTAAATAATAAGTTTACTGGTACAGTCGATTTATTTGCTAATTTATTAAAAGCAGAAACTCTAAGTGTGTCCGTAACTGTTCCGTCAACACCACCATCTAAACTGTAGTTAATAGGTTTATTGACTGTTGTAAATGTTTTACCTACTACTGTAGTTTCCCAGTTTGTTCCTTGCGAGTCTTTATTGCCCCAACGAATATATTTAGAGCCAGTTTTTAAGTCGTTGATAACGTTTTTATAGAAGTTGTTTCTATTTCCAGCTTTTTTAGCATCACTGCCCTTAGAAACTCTAGTGAACTTTTCAAGAATTGTGCCTTGAGCATCGGTGAACAAACCGTCTTCATCAATAACAACAATGTGCATTTCATCGCCTGAACCACCGCGAGCGCCCGCATGAGCTGAAGTTCCTGGCGCGCCATCAAATGAATTTGCATATTCCCATTTGCGGGTTGGTGTGGTTGTAGTTGAGGTAAAGCCAGGTGTTGGGTTAACTGTGATATGAGTTGTGTTTGCTATTGAAGCAACAACAAAAGTTTTAGTTGTGGTGGCGTCTATTCCAGTTAAAAGCACAATATTATCGCCAACAGTCAATTGTGTGTTTGCTGCACTGCTGGCGCCAACTACAGTTCTACTGTTAGTTGTTGTGGTGTATGATCCTGTTAAAGTACTTTGAAAAGCATTGGAACTTGGGCATGTAGAAACTTTTAACGAATTTCCCATAGATCCTGAGTGTTTTGCAACCCAAGGTCCTGAATTTTCGTTTCCAGTAACAAAATTCTTTTCATAGAAATCGTCATTCTTAACCTGAACTGCAACTCCAGATGCTGTAGCATTATTTGCACTTGTTGCATTTGCTCTTACAACATATAATGCTGGCGAATATCCTAGATAGATGGCTGAGGACATAAAGTCAATAGCATTTGTTGCGTTCGGTTTTCCAAATTGTGCCACCAACTCATTTTCGCTAATAAGTAGTGTAGGCTGCTCTATAGGACCCCATCTAAATTGTCCCGCTGTTGCACCAATAGTAGTGCCTGTAGCCTGAACTGCCGATACTATTTCAGACTCTGTAATTTTTACGCCTGGTGAGATTAAACTAATTGCCATTTTTTTCTCCTTGATTTAAGATTTTTGTTCACGATGATTCACATTCATATTCTCTTGTTTATTTATAAAAAATCGAATTTGCGATCATCGGTAGTCCATGTTTGTCCAGAAGCATCAACGAACTGAGTTTCTTCTTCTCCAGTATTTATAAATCCGAAGGGTGTGACCTCATCTTCAATCATCTTAATTCTTGCTTCATACAATTCTTTTCTAATATTTATATTAGTTAATTCTTTAAAGTACGTATTTGTAGTCAACCATGAAAATAAAACTAGAGGCATAACCAAATCGTCATGGTAGCCCTCATCGGCCGAGTAGCTGTTCTTTCTTTGGATGAAAGTAGAAATTTCTGAGATAGTATCTGCATCTCGGATGATCATTTTCTTTTCTTCTACCATAGATTTAAAGTTAGAGCATCCAATACGCTTCACTTTCTTATCAGTAATAACTCCGAG